TTGATGGCTACAATGATGATATCATGAGCTATGAACTAAAAGGCGGTGGTGGCACTGACTTTGAAGCCAACTATAACTATATGAAGGAACATGATATTAACCCTAAGAAGTTCATTATGTTTACTGATGGATATCCTTTTGGATCATGGGGTGATGAGAACTATTGCGATACCTTGTTTATTATACATGGTAACACCAGTATTGTTCCTCCATTTGGTGCATATGCTTATTATGAGGAAGAGGCACAAGGCTAATGGCTCTTAAACACGGTAAGCCAAATCCTTTAAATTTGTTGGACTTGCGGCGGGTGCGGTTTCCGGCTCGCCATTTTCATTATACTACTCTTAATAAGTTTAATCCTAACCGTAGTATGAACGTTTCTGATTGGATATATAAAAATCTTAATGGTAGATATTATGTAGGACAAACTATTATATTAGATAGCACTAACACAATAGCATATGCAACTAAAATTGGCTTTGAAGAAGAAAAAGAAATGAGTTTCTTTTTACTCAGTTATTCAGATTCTTAATATATTTTTATTTTTAAAGATATATATAGTACAACTTGTGGAGGAGAAATATGCCTACAAAAATGATCCCTGAAAAAGAACCAGAAGAACAACAACAACAACAATCACAAGACGATTTTAATATCAATGATCTTAATGCATTAAAACAGATTATTGAAATAACAAATAGTCGAGGTTCATATAAAGCCAATGAAATGGAAGCGGTTGGCCGTGTCTATAACAAATTGGCAAGATTTTTAGATCAAACTAATAAAGGTCAAAATAATGAGTAATATGAAACATGTGGGAAGGTTCCTTACCAACGGCAGAAAATGCTTAGTTGCCTATAGAACTTTACCAGGTGATGCTTATAACTGTCTTGTTATTCCTACAGAAGCAGTAGAAGACAGTTATCATGATGCCTTAATCAATCTTGTTGAATCTAATGCAGCACAAAGTTCATATGAATTTGCAGAAATATTGGCAAGAAATACATTTCCAGATGGTAGTGTCATGTTGGCCAGTTTACACAAATTAGGTAAACTTATCAAAGTAGCTACAGATCAAATTGAAATGATTCCTAATACCCAACAAAAAATAAGATTAGACGAACTAAACTTGATGATAGCAGAACAGCGTGGTATTGCCGTTGATGACTTAGCATTAAATGATCCCAATGCTGTACCAAGAAAAGATGTAGAAGTTCAAGAAATTGCTAAGGTACAAGAAATTTTACCTCCAATTGAACCTATTGAACAAAAAACATTAAGTATTGAAGAACAAGCTACAAGATTACGCGGACAAGCAGATAAGTTAAGTAAAGAAGCAGCCGCATTACGTAGACAGGCAGAAGATCTTGTCCCGACTAAAAAAAATGTTCGTACGAAAACTAAGTAAAGACGTAATTGAAAGTTGGCCTGAAATATTTGAAGATGTTAACTTGAATGTTGTGCCTATTAGATATCTTTGTAGCATTAATGTAAAATTTAAAGATAAAAGGGTTTGGAGCATTGCTATCAAACCCGAACATAGAAAAGATCATTGGCAACTAATAGAAAATAATATACATGAAATTGTGATGAACTATAAAAATCACATTGATAGTATTGACTTCAAATTAGATGCAGAAAGAATTAAACGTGATGTAACGAAAGAAACTAATAAATTTTTACGTAAACGAAAGCTAACATGAATGTTAAACTTATCTCCTACTCCCAACCCACTGAGGAATTTAGATCTAACGGTATCGAGGATGCGCAGGACCTTGTTGCTTTCTGCGCCCGTGTCTCCAATCCAAGCAATCAGCTCAACACGGAGACAAGCGAACGACTCATCAAATACTTGGTTAAGCACCAACACTGGAGCCCACTGGAAATGGTCAGTGCCTGTGTCGAAATCACAACCACAAGAGACATTGCCCGACAAATACTCAGACACAGAAGTTTTAGTTTCCAAGAGTTCAGCCAGCGATACGCTGACCCTACTAAAGACCTCTCGTTCGTATTTAGAGAAGCCCGTTTGCAGGACACCAAAAATAGACAAAACAGTATTGAACTCGATGCTACCATTGAACATAGTATACTCAGAGAACAGTGGATTCAACAACAAGAAGAAGTCATTAAGGCCGCTAGAAAAGCCTACACTTGGGCTATTAATAACGGCATAGCAAAAGAGCAGGCTCGTGCTGTATTACCTGAGGGTATTATGGAAAGTAAACTATATATGAATGGTACACTGCGTAGTTGGATACACTACATTGAACTACGCAGTGCTAATGGCACACAATTAGAACATCAGGAAATTGCTAAGATTTCTGCTCAAGTAATAGCCAAAGTATTTCCACTAGTTTCAGATATTACATAACTTTTATCACCTGGCCATAATGGCAGCTGAGTTCCTGGAGCCCTTTTAGGTATTTTACTATCTGCACTACTAACACAACTAGGACTTGAACAAGGTTTTGGACTGTCATATAATTGAAAACCTGTTTCAATATTTCCAATAGGCTTATCATAACAACTATAACTACGTTTGATGCTGCCATCAGGCTCTCTAATAATTATTCCTCTATAGCCGCTACTACATTCCCAACCATCAAACTTATTAAAGTTAAAGGCATTAAATCGTTCTGCCTGATCCATATACCAAATTTTATTTTTAGAATCAACAAACTCTACTTGAAAATGTTGTGGTATTTTATTATGTTCTTGTTTAAAAATAGGATCTGGAGTTTTAAAAAATTTAGGCTCTGGTCTTGTAACTTTTTTAGATCGTGTTGATTTATCCTCAGTATAAGCTCTTTGAGGCATTCCATTATGCAGTTTAGCCAGCATTTCCTTAGTATACCCTTCAACCACTCTACTGGCTGTTGGATCACTCTGTGGTTTTAATGTTACATTAATACCTTGATTATGGAAAAATAAAGCATTATCAAAATCTCTATCAAACCATTCAGGAACCATAACCATATTAATAGTAATTTGTACATCATGTTCTTGGCATAATATAAGTTTATCTGCAAATTCCTGCATTTTTTCTTTTGTATTCACATGCTCTGTGTGTAGACTTGCTGTAATACTTGCCCTATGAAATTTACTTACAGCAGGACAATATTTTTCCTCAAACCATTTAATTGGTCTACTCATATTACTGGTCATATGAACACTTGTGTAGTTGGTATTTTTTACATCATCATTTAAGTATGCAAGTATGTCTGTATATCCTGGATGGAATGTTGGCTCACCGCCACTTAAACTAAAATGAAAGCTGTTAAAATTTCTATCTCTTGCTTGCCTTTTTATTTCATCAATAGTTTTAAGACAAAGCTCAGTTGGTCTATGATCTTTTGTATCACTACGAGCGTATGGCCAACAATAACTACATCTGTAATTACAATATCTTCCTAATAACCAACTTACTGTAAAAAGATCTTTATACAACATTGTCCTTTGACCTACCCGTACAATATCATCATAAGGGATAGCAGTAAAATCATAAGCACTCCAACTAAGTTCACTCATAATTCACCTGCATGGGATCTATACTTATTTCATTAATACATATGTCTTTTGGTTGATCTATCAACCATTTAATATATGCTGCTGCACGTTCAATTGGCATACATTTCCTTGTTGGATGTTTATCTTGTACATTACTTAGCGAACCAAAGCTGATTAGACTAATTTTTGGGCCATTACTCCATACTCCGTTTAAACCAAGAGTATTACAATAATCACGCAATGCTTTCTTTTCTGCATTATACAACCAAGCTCCACCCTTTTTGACTCTATCAGTTGTAGATCCTATACATATTATATGCACTTTATGATTATTATCTATGCAAAACTTATAAATTTGATCCAATAATACTGTTTGATTAAACTTGTATAAAGCACTACAATTAATTATAGTATCAAAATTTCTAATAAGTGTAACAAATTTTTTTTGATCTTCTTGACGTGTTAAATCATATCCAGAAGATCTGCTTGCAAAAAATGCTTTCGGGTACAGTGTAAATAATTCTTTAGCTAACCCATAATTTTTATTACCTGCTACAAGAATATTAGATCCAGTCATTAAATTCCTTCAAATTATCTAAAATAGACTCTTGTCTACTATTATCCAAAGCATTTGTATACTCTTTAAACTTATCCCAATACTTTTGATTCCAATCTTCAGCAAACATATAATCAATTATACCTTGTACTTTGCTAATTTTTAAATAAGGTAAAAGACGTTGTTTAGCTTGTTCTTTTAAAGGCAAAGGTAATGCTCGTATATTCAAATGTTCTGGATGATTTAAAATATTAAAATATATATTTTTAATTTGATTTTGACTGAGATAATCTAAAAATTTATCTATATATAAAATATTATATACTTGCACAGTATTATGAACTTGCAATTCAAAGTTACCCTGTTGCTCAAGCTCCTTAAATTTAAGTAAATTTTTCTCAACAAGACTCCACCCCGTAGGATACCTTATATACCTATTTAAATCTCCAATTGCATCAATACTTGCATTGATTTTAACTTTTTTAAAGTGTTGCCAATAATCCACAAGTTTTTTAGGTAAATTAGTGCAATTAGTATTATATTTCAAACTTATACCTTTAGCTAAACCTAACTCAATAAGTTTATCAAATAATTTATATTGACTAATGGCTAAAGTTGGTTCCCCTCCCGTTAAATATATTTCTTGGATACTTTTAGCAAATAATAACAAATTCTCAGCCACTTTATCGTCATCTGGCCATTTCATTGTGGATAAAAATATTTTTTCCATATCAGGTAATGTTTTTTCAATTAAATGCCATTCATCAACCCATTGATTACTTGCATATGGATTGCACATTCTGCACTTTAAATTACACAAATTACCTAATCTAATATCTACATACTTAATATTTAAAGGCGGTGTTATGGATTCCTCATAGTCAAACATCCATTTATCATTCCAACTTTGTCTGGCAGACTTAATTCCTATATCCTCTTCTCTAAAACATCTAACACACATATCTGGTTTTTCATTATTCAAAAACTGAGTTCTTATTGTTTTTAATGTTTGGCTATTCCAAAAATTTACAGCATCTTTGTCTGTAATATGATAGGGCTTACCGTTATCTCTTAAAATTTGATTTTTACCTGGTGTACTATTGCAGCATACTCTTAATGAACCGCTTGCATTAGTAGCTAAATGCATCCATGGCAAAATACAAAATGTTTTATTACTCATAATTTAATTGCTTTAATAAATTGTCATAGCTTCTACATATAATTCTATTGAATTCATCTTTGGCTGCTCCATGTATTATCATATGTATACGTGGTTCAGTTCCTAAATGCCTGACACAATGATACCTACCTATATCAATTGCCCTAACATCTCCAGGACTCCAAGGTATCATTCCGCCATCTTCCATTATAAATTCGACTCCATGTGGATTATTTAATGCTACGTTATATGCAGCTAACTTTCTTATCTCAAAATCTTTATGAGGCATAATATACCCATTAGGTTCTAATAACATATATCTTACCCGATCATACCTCGCAAAAGGAAATACTTCTTTGAGCCAAGATATAGTAATAGGCACTTTATCTTTAATCTCTGTCCAATCGTATTTAGGTTTTTCAGTAAAATTATATTCTTCTGCATTCCAATCATTAGTTGTGTGTTTGTTATAACCATGTATAACTAAACTTCGCCATCCGCTACTATGGTTTTCTCTATGCTTTATAAAATCATCAATTAAATTATGTGCTTCTACATACATTTCTTTATAAGGTATGTCTATATCTAATTTTAGACTTGGACAATTACTTTCCAACTCTATCCATTTAGAATATTGCATCATTAAATTATTACTTGTATTCCAGTCATTAAAGTGCTTAGGAGGTTGATTGATACTGCTGTAATGATCATATGAATACCACTTAGAAGCGAATTCAATTATTTTTTGATCCATGGTAATATGTCTAACTCTTTAGTTTTTTGCAAATAAATTTCTGGTTTCGAGAGAATTTCTTTAGGTGTATTACCTAACCATGACATATTAATACCTGGTCTGGTATTGTTTATATAAATTCTTTCTGCTCCCTTTACTGCCAATTTTTCTAACAAATCTCTTTCTATAGCATATCTACTTTCAGAATTGTATAACCAAGAAGATCCATGATAATGAAATATATTAGATAAGTGCAAAAATACATTATCTTGTTGATCAAACCAATCTAAACACCAAGAAATATCTTGATAAAATATATTTTTATTATGAAACCTAAATTCTAACTTTGGCCATACATTTTCAATAAAATCATTTAGGTCTGAAGTTTTACGCCAATAGTCTAATTGTTTATTAAAGATGTCTAAATTTGAAGTAGCTTTCATAATCTTTAAAATTTCATCAGTTGGGTCAATATGTTTACATACATCATAAAAATCTTTTTTGATATCTTTAAAATTAGATTTAGATGATATATAAGTTTTTTGTATCTTCAATGCTAAAGGGCTTGCATCAAAAACAATCACTTTATTACCAGGTTTTAATTTACACCTCCATGAAATCAATAAAGGAGTAATACCTCCTGCGGTACACATAACTCCTTTAAATCCGTTTTCAGGTAATCTTATTTGTTCATAAGTTTCAGTATTAGCAGCAAAATGAAGATAAAATTGATTATCATCTATAATATTACCCCATTTAGTAAATGTATCACTTACTTCAGGATATATATAGTATTTTGATCTACGCAAATCTTGGTTAAAACTTTTTATTTCACTATACTCAATAGCTTTTTTAATAATGTTCCACCCAAATTTTCTGCCAATATAACTTTTACTAACAATACCTTGATTAATCCAATGTGGTGTATAATCATCATGCCAATTTTCTTCACTTCTATAAGGTTGAATAGTTTCCCATGTGACTCCACGATGTTCAAACCCTATTTCAGGTTTATTTACTGATTGCCACCAAGTTATATTTACTACAAAACATTGATGGTGTAATTCGTAAAATTGATCCTTTTTATCTAAAATATGTCCTAATATAGTAAAATTTGGATTATCATCTATATATTTTACTAAGCTATCTATAAAATTTGATCTTTCACTTAAATTATTACCAATAGCAACTACAATTAAATATTTTACATTATTATCAGCAGCCCAATGTAATATATTGTTAGGATCATTATCTATATGAATTTTTACAGGATAATAAGAAAGTTCTTGTACCCAAAATTCTGTAATATTTTGACTGAAGGTTAGAGCAGTTTGGTTTTTAATCCTATTAGATATATCATACCAACCAATCGCTAAATTTTTTTCTCTATACTTTTCTTTAGAATAAAACTGCATATTAAGTACCTTGAACTTTTAAATTAATTTTATTATTGAATTCCGTAAATCTATTGTAATTTTGTTCATGTTTATTGTTAACTATACATTCATCTATCCAATTAATAGCATCTTCTATATGTCTTTTAAGATTAATATTATAAAGCGAATCATCTATAATTTGGCTATTTTTAATTATAAGTTTATTTTTAGCAGCAATTAAAGAATCAGTATGTAATACATTAGCATGTAAAAAATCAGGCCATTGAAGTCTTGAGGTGTGCCAATCTATTTTCATCTCATTTTGAATAGCTTCTATTGTATCTACCAAATGTTCAACATTATATGCTGAAATGCATGTACTAGCTCTAATGTAATCTAATTTTTTACCCAAACCCTGCTTTACTGTTTCAATATTATTTTTAATGTCATCCCAATCAGAACCTTGTCTAATATATGAATTTAAATCTTTGTAACCATCAATACTTATGGTAAGCTTTATTGCTTTAAACTTTTTCCATAAATCAATAATATTCCGACCTTTTTTGGCTTCCAAGTTAGTTAAATTAGTACTATACTTCAAAATTACGAGATGGGGTTTTGGTATTCTTTCTAAAACTCTATAATGTAAAGGATCCATAAGAGGCTCACCCCCTGCAAATTCAAATTCTTTTATAGTGGGCAAAAGTTCTTCAATATCTTGTAAAAACTGTTCATTAGTTTCAAATAAATTTAATATGGGTTTATTTTTTAAGTTATTTTTTTCTATTATATCGTTTATATAATTCTGTTCGCTCTCTTTATAAAATGATTTAACATTATCCCAATCTCTTACCCAGGGGGTACTATCCTTAGGCCAACACATTCTACACTTAAGATTACATAGATTACTTAATTTTAGTTCAATTATAGGTATATTATATGGTAAATTTTTTGTATTTACATAATCATTTACAAGATAGCCATACTTAGATATACGTTCAAAATTTTGAGTTTGTCTAAGACTTACAATATTATTTTCTTCCATCTTCCAACAAGCAGTGCAATGCTCATCCTTAATACCATTAATAAGATTATTCCTTACATTTTTATACTTTTTATGATTCCATAATTCCTTAATACTTGTTTTGTTAATGTCCCATATTTTACTACTTCTGCAACATAATCTAAAATCTCCATTAGTAGTAGTGCTACTATGTATAAATGGCATTATACAAAAAGTATTGTCATCTACCTTTATATCAAACTTTTTTTTAAAGTACCGACTTGGTTTATATGCTGATATCTGGGATTTGCCCAAACTTTTAGTCATTTCCTATCCTTAATTTAGCAATATGATTTAATTGCGCCTTACTTAATTGTATATCTGCTGCACAAGTACAAGATTCTTTAGTACAAATTATAGGGTCAGTTGGGACTTTAAAGTCATCATAAATTGTACCTAATTTTCCACCCACACGGCATATTGCCCGCCAAACATTCCCTTCATTATCAATAGTAATATTTTGTACACCTGCCCAACACAACCAACCTTTGAATTTGTTTGTTTCATTTGCTAATAAGTCATTAACATTTGACTCATTAGAAGATCCGTTTTCATAATGAACTATAATATTATTCCAATTAGTTGCCTTAGTCATTTCGATACATTCAGAATAAAATCTAATTCTTCTTCAGTATAGTATTGATCAGTACTTTTGCCATGAACTGTTTTCATTCCACTGAACCCTGGGTTGGCCCAAGTCTTCATAGTTGGATCTATTCTTGGTCTTATTCTTCTAATTACCCATTTTATATCATGTTGATTCATTAAATCTATAATTTCCATAGCTTGTTGCATTTTTCCTGGTAAGTACATCAAATGTACATGTAAATTTTTATCCTTAAAATCTTTTAACTTTTCATTTAACGAAATAATAGTATTAATTATTTTATCATGATATGCAAACTCAAAATGATAGCTGAAAATATAATAATTCATATACTCTATGCTATCAATATACTTATTTAAAGGTAAACTACCGTTAGTAGTTACACTTATTTTAGATATTCCATAACTTTTAATAAGCTTAAGTATTTCAATTATTTTAGGATGAACGAAAGGTTCACCTCCTGTAAGACTAATCCTACAACTTTTCCTTTGCAATGTGGCAGCTTCCGCTATTTTACTGATAGTTTTTTCTATTGTTTCTAATGATAAATGACTACTTACATTGTCATGTATATCACTTCCACAATAACTACAATCATAATTACATCGTTTACCTAAATTCCATTCTATACGTAACCATTTATCTTTTGGAGGATGATTATCCTCTATTGCTACAATCTCAGTCATTCCAAAAATCCTTTAATTCTGGAATCACATCTAAAACTTTTTCATTTCTAATTCTATCAAGAGCTTTAGTAAATTGCTTGAATGTAGTCCAATGTTTTAAGTTATCATTATTATCATTTAAAGAATTAATTAGAGATTGAAAATCAGAAATGTTTGCTAAATTACTTATAGCTTGTAATCTAAGTTGTTCTGGCATAACTGTTGGACTTAGATATATAGGTGAGTTACAAATAGTTTCAAAAGCATTGGAATTATCAACATTCTTATATTTTACTGACCAAGATTGTAATAATTTATAAAGTTCGTGTAAATTTAACAAATTATAAGCCTGCATAGTTACATTGAATCCAATTTCTACATTTGGTAGCTCATTATACATACTTATAACAGATTCTAATTCTTCAGTAGTATACTTTCCACCTCTTATATACTTGTAAAGCTCACCGGTACCCTCTATACTAAACATTAATTTAACATATCTAAATTTTTCTAACAATTGAAGTATTTTTGGATTTACTACAGTTCCATTAGTAGTATACACTAATGCTATATCTTTGTTAAATCCATTTTTAATTAAATGTTCCAAAAATGGAACATTACTTTTAGCTAACATTGGCTCACCACCTTTAAAATCTATGCGTCTTAATGTATTAAGGTGTGGAGTTAGCTCAGTAAGATTTTCCATTTCCTGTTGAATAATAACTTGATTTTTTGGATTGCCTTCCCTATGCCATTTAGTATTCATTTTAGATAATAATTGATCCTCCTCAAACCACTGATTGCTAGCCCATGATCCACACATTCTACACTTTAAATTACATACATTACTAAGATTGATATCCATTTGAACAAATTTTAAATTTTCCTTAGTTAATGGTTTTTGGTAATAATCATTAGGAACTGAAAAGCTAAATTTTTCATCAAACCATTTTCTTCTACTTTTACCAATTAATTGTTCTCTTTCCCAGCAACTACCACATTCTACAGGCTTTTCATTATAAATAAATTGATCTCGTAATTTTTGCATTTTAGGATTATTAATAAAATTATCAATTATATTATCTTTACTTGCTGTTCCTATTGACCCCCTAAACTGACAACATGGCTTAATATTATCATTAGCCGTTATAGTTATAGCATGCCATGGCATTTTACAAAATGTTTTCTCTCCTGATTCATATTCTATGAAGTAACTTTCAAAACTTTTATATATTCCAGGAGCAACATCTTTAAGACTTTGATTTCTAATTTTATCTAATTCTACTGTATATTTGACAAATTGTCTATGACCGTGTAAAGAATAAGTATTAACAGGATTAGCTACAAGATCAGATAGTAGTTTTTTTATATCAAGTAAATATCTTGCTTCTGAGATAGGCTGTTTGCCATTAACTCCAGAAATCCATGGATATTGTTTTAGTAAGTAATTTACTTGTTCAAGACTATCATGTAATGTATCTAAAGATAACCATTGAACATGTAACGATCGTGGACCTGCTAGTACTCTGTGCTCAAAACTATGCCTATTTTTACTACTTGGAGTTGGTGGAGACTTATCCCATTCGTAAAAATGAAATATCCATTCAATAAAATCTTTTATGTTTAATGCATTTAAACTTTGAAAAGTTCCGTTAATATTCAACTTGTAGATACCTGATCTGGGTTTTTCACACCAATCCTTAATTAATTTTGCTTTTTTAACTATACCATCCCAATCAATAATACCTGCACTACGCATATAAACAAAAAGATCACCAGTTGCATCTAAACTCAAATTAATATTAACATACTTAAATCCTTCTAAAGCTTCAAGGTGGTCTTCAGTAATTACACTCCCATTAGTAGTAATCATTAATTCTATTTGTTTGTCTAATCCAGACTTCCTAAGCATAGATAAAAAATCCATGAATTGCGGAACGAGAAATGGCTCACCACCTAAAATTTCTACTCTACGTAAATCTTTACCATTATCAACTATTTCCTGTAATTGTTCAATATTAAGAGTATGTTTACGAGCGTTAAATGTATTACTTGGTCGTATTTCTATAGATCCTGCACCACCAGGTGCTATTCCTTTAGTTTTAAGTTTTTCTTCATCACCTATCCATGCATTACTATAAGCACTTGAACACATTCTACACTTAAAATTACACAAATTATTAAATGCTATATCTAAGTGAATAATTTTATTATTTGTTAAATTATTATCCCAGTCAATATCATTCCATCTATCTTCAACAAGTCCTATGTTCTGCCAATGAATTCGTTTACTTGTTATTTGACGTTCTTCTTTTATACGACAATTTCTACATCCATCTGTCCAAACACCTTCTCGTTGAGCTTTTCTGAGTTTTTGAAAATTTTCATTATCCCATTGTTTTATGATAGATCCATTTTTAACATCTCCCATATCATGTTCGCTCATATGACAACGAACAATTTTACCAGTGGCATGTATAGCTATGCTTGAAACTGGAAGCATACAAATTGTTGGACTTAATTTTTTGTTACTCATAATTTAATAGTTTTGCCATTTTTGAGAAAGTCTTGACAAAGCTTTCATTACGTGCTTTATCAATAAAATCAATTTCATATTGTCGTTTTTTGTCTAAATCTTCACTCCAAAAATCTATACTATTCATAAATTCTAAAGCATCATCTATAATTTTATGATATTTTGTTTGAATTTTAGATTTTGATTTGGTTAAATGCTGGGTAATAACTTGTTTTACATCACTATGTAATCCTCTTACGTTCCAAATACCATCTACTGAAGTAACATAATGTGGTATAATAGATGTAATAAATTGCATATCCTGGACTTCCATAAGAAATTCATCTAAAGTAAAGATATTAAAAACACTTATAGTAGGATCTAAAGTAGTCTTATAATTTGTTTTACCACAAAAGTATTTTAAATTTTCTTTTACCTCATTCCATGACCCGCCTTTCCTCTGGTATTCAAACTTATCACCAAAGTCATCTATACTCAAAAACCATATAATATTTTTAAATTTACTATATAATTCTTCATCTTCTTTATTTGGAATTATAGTGCCATTTGTATTATACCATATATCGATTTGCTTTGGATCAAATCTTTCTGATATAATTTTAAGCATCTCATAATGTTCTCTGATCATTAAGGGTTCCCCGCCCATTAAATGAATAATTCTTATATCATCAAATTTATCAACATTACGCCAAAAATCTATATCATCTATCCATTTAGCTTGTCTGTTATAAAATAACTCAGGGCTTTGTTTAAATATAGGATAATCTTTCTTCAATGACTTATTAATATCATAAGTTTCTTTTAACCATTTTGAACTATTCCATAATCCACATATTCTACAAGCAAGATTACATCTGTTACCTGCCTTAATTTCAAGCCATAACAAATTTTGTTTAGGAGCACTCTCATTGTTAGCAATTGCTAAAACTTTATCTATTAAAAGAGAAGATACTGAATACATATACCTGCCAGAAAATTTATCATTTTGAAACTTACCCCAACACGGTTTACAAGCAGGATTATTTTGATTATTTAAAAATGACTCACGAAATTCAATATGCGTAGGATGATCAATTATATCTGATATAGATTTTTCTGCAATATTCAAATTAGTACCATCTTGATTTTTTAATGGATGGGCCAAGCAACAAGGCTTTACGTCGCCATTAGATTCAATTGTAATATGAAAAAATGGCATGGCACAAAAGTTTGTTTTATCTAAATAATTATATACTACCTGTACTTGTTGTTCATTTGTCATTTAAATATATCCTTCATTTCAGGAAATACATTAACAAATTGTAAGTTCCTATGCTGATCAATTTTACTAAGATAATCCTGCATTTCTGGTAATCTTATTGACCAGTCTTCACTTTTCATAAATTTAATCATACCTCTTAATCTTTTTATACCATATTGATTGTTTAGCCAAGCATTTTTACCTACTCTACGCCTGTCTTTTTCTGCTAAACATAATTGCCAATTTTCTTCAAACCATGGTATAAACTCTTCATATTTACGTTCACATTCATCTTTAAACCATTGAGGAAGAACTTTGACGTTTAAAAAAGCGGGCCAATAAACAAAATGATAATTAATACCACCTGCTCCTAAAGGCCACATGTTAACTTTCTTAAAATTTTGTAGTAGTTTCCAACGTAAAAAATCTGGAACATAATATATATTTAAAGCTTGTACTGCACAGGCAATAGTTATTTCAACATTATCAGAAGTTTGCTTATCAAGTATATGAAATACTTCCTCAGTCCGTTCCCATTTGCTGGGATATCTTATATACTCGTTCATTTTGAAAATACTATCAACGCTGTAATGATAACGAACAATTTTAAAATGTTTCCATAAATCAAATAAATCTTCTCTCCATTCTACACCGTTACTATTATATCTAATTTCTATATCTTTGGCTCGACCTTGACGTATTATTTCTTCAAGTATTTCATAATGTTCATCAATAATTAAAGGTTCCCCACCCGCAAAATAAACTTGTTGCATGTTAGGAATTTGATCATAAAATTGCTGCCAAAATATTGGATTATTTTTGTGCCAATTATAACTGCTACCATTTGTGCTACCTTTATTTTCCCACTGCCATATTTTACGCACAGATTCATTTTCTATCTTAGGATAGATAGCTTGCCAATCTTTGATCCAACCACTACTGTCATGCGGGCTACACATAATGCACCCAAGTTGACACTTGGTTCCAAATCTAAGATCTATATAACTTAAAAATGGAGGAACTGTTCCATCATCTTCTGTATCAGATATTAATTTGTTAACATCTACTCGCTGCGCCCAATAATCTGTTTCCCATTGACGTTTACTTTGATGTCCTGATTCTTCTTCTTTATAACATTTCAAACAACTTGGCGGCTTCTCACCTGCAAGCATTTGTTTCCTTACATTTTTCATATAAGTACTATTCCATGCTGTTTGAAAATCCATTACATTAAGATTACTGGGTAAACCTAATTCGTCCTTAATTACTCCTACCTGTCTACCACCTATTTTTTTATCATTAGTAGGCCCTACACCACTGGCATTAGCTGTACAACATACACGCATACTACCATCAGGTCTGGTGCTTAAGTGTGTCCAAGGTAAAATACAAAATGTTTTAGAAGGAAAATTCATATATATTTGCTTAAATCAACAAATGTCGATCTCCAATTTGTTTTTCTTATAGTATCTAATCTATTTAGAGTATTGATACATTTATCTATTAATATTTGATCACTATTTTTATTAGAATTAAGATAATTAATCAAATGATTAACTTGTATTCCAGATTTTTTACTATCAAAATCTATGTAAAGTTTAATAAGCTCTTGTTTAGCTTCATTAGGCAATATAGCAACATCAAAATAATCAGGATTGCTTAAAATCCTAATGCCGGTAGAAGACTTAGTATAATCAGTTAGATAATTTAATAAATTAACTGTAGTAAAGGCAGTTAATATTTGCCAAGTTACAGTGAAATCTAATTTTAAATTCAAATTAAGATTTTGTAACTTATGTAAATTTTCAGATACTTTAGACCATTTAGCAGGAAATCTAACATAATTAAATTGATCCCCATAATCATCTAAACTTACTCTTAACCATACCTTTTTAAAATGTTTCCATAAATCAATTGCTCTATTATGTACTGCTGTAAGATTAGTGTCATACTCAAGAGTAACTTTATTAGCTCTACCACTTTGTATAATTTTCTCTAAGAAATCATAATGCGGCTCTATAAGCATAGGTTCACCGCCTACTAAATATACTTGTTCTAAAAATGGTATTTTACTTTCAAGTTTTATCCAAAAATCTTTATTATTCCACCAAGAATATTCACCATTATCCTTATATCTATCATTGATATTTTTTAGTTCTATTTTTATTCCACTATCTGTGAATTTAGTGGTATTGTTTAATAAAACATAATCTTCATACCATTGACTACTGCTTGCTGGATGACACATTACGCACTTTAGATTACATAAATTTCCAAATCGTAAATCCCAATATCCTGGTTCCCATGTTGAAAATCCTTCTGTATCAGTTACTTTAAGTGCAACTTCCTCTGTAAATGTATTTGCATACATTTTATTACTTACAGTACGTTTGCTTGGAGCTCCAGCTTTTTCTTTAACCCAACAAGTTATACAGTCATTATGTTGTTCACCTTTAAGTAATGATAAACGAATATCTCTTACTTTTTTTCCATTTTTAATTTCGTCAAAGTTATCTGTACCAAAATTATAAGCCTTGCCCTCATTATCTCTTATAGTTCCTTGATCTTTGTCCTTACTATTAGTCATTAGGCAGCATACTCTGGCAGTCCCAATAGGTTTACAGGCCATTTGTACCCACGGTATAACACAAAAAGTATTAGACATATTACAATGCATCTCCTAAAGCAAAACCAATAAATCTTCCCCAGTGCTTGTCTTTATCAGCCTTATCTTTAATGTATCCTCTTAAATTATTAAACTGATCAAACTCGGGATGAGTAGGTTTCCATACTGCATGTTCATCAAAATTGTCAAAACTTCCCCAATCCATAATTAAATTAAAACATAATTTTACATTTTTTTCTGGAATATCATAAAATATACTATTGAATAAATCTATAAAATTAACCATTTCATTGTAATTACCCTTTTGCACAATAAAATACAGTATCATAAGTGTATCAGAATTATTTTCCTTAATTTTACTTGTAAGCATTAATAAATTAGCTAATAATATGTCCCAATCACCACCTGGGCGTAATTTATCGTATGTTTCCTTTGTTGCTGCGTCTACTGTAATACATATATTTTTTATTTTATTATGCCATTTAGACATTTTATTCCAATACTTTTCAGTAAACAAAACCCCGTGTGTTACAATCTCCAATTGTAAATTTGGCCAAGGGGTAGGATCAAAATTTAATAAAAACTCTCTTGTAGATTTACTATAAAAAGCATCTCCAGCTCCATTAGTTTTAATAATAATATTTTCATTTCTGGGAACACTGAATATAAAATTAACTATAGATTCTATTCCTGCATCAAACTTTTTTTGCATTTCCTCATCACTATTAAAATCTATTTTGTGACTTCTACAACTTGGACAACTCAAGTTACAACTTGTATCTAAGTTAATAGCTATTTCTATAGGTATAGGCAAATGTGTTTTTATATCTGTTTCTTTAACATCAGTTAAAACATCATTTACAATCATAGGACATATTGTATGCATACAATAATTGTATGATCCATTTAATATACTTTCTCTAATCAGTCTAATTTTATCATTTATCCAAATATCTTTCAAATTTTCATAGAATATATTTCCTACTGGATAGGGCATATGTGCTACACAACAGGTATGAACAGAACCATTTGGATCTACTTCTATTGAAGTAAAAGGTTTATTGCAATATTTTCCCTTAAGATCTTTCTTATCCTTTTGATCCTCGCTGAGATTTTGAATATTTACATTACCAAATATAGGATCGTGTTTAGTAGTCCTCTCTCTGTATATTTTTATTATTTTTGAATCCATTTTTATGTAAATTGTGCTTTAAATGCATCGTATTTAGTACCACAAATCTTAGCACAAACTGCCAATTTACCATCCGAACAACTTGTTTTATTCCAACTGTTTGGAATAAAATCTTGAAAATAAAGTCCTTCTACAATATCATCTAAACTATTTTTAATAGCATTTAAATTATCTTTTCCAACCTTTTCTATTAAGTTCCATATTTGCGTACTTTTAGGAGTATGATACCAAACATACATTTGGCCCGCTGTCCAACAACAAGGCTGCACTATTCCTTCTGCACTGATATATATGCTTTTTTCTTCTGCAACTTTACAATTAATTATAGCATTATCCCAAACTTTTTCAATTGCTTTCTTTTTATTTTCATCTTTATGAAATATTTGAGGAGTTATTTCTATATCTCGTACTTTGCTTGGAATTATTTTGATTGTTTCGTCACCTTTTGCAAATTCACTGATTTGATCTATAACAATGTTTCTATATTTAGGATTATTAGGAGCCTGTAATAAAGTTGTATATACTCCTTTTCTATTACTGGCTTGATGCATTTCCTTTGTTACTCCACTAATATTACTAAAGAATCGTGCAGATTTTTTGAATTGAAATCTTTCGAAACCCATTATTTTACTTAACTCTTCTGCTTGTTCTACTTGATGCTCATTATGAGCAAAAACTATATAGTCCCAACGTGCTCGACCACCTGCTTGAATAAACGCAGCAGCATTTTCCATTATTTTTGACCATATAGTATTTTGTCTATATAAATGATTAGTGTCCTCTAAACCATCAATACTAAAAACTACATATCCTTTACGCCCTAAAACTTTAGCTAAATCAGCCCACCATTCTGGTTTTTTAGCACTTCCGTTTGTATGTAAACTTAACATTACATTTTTATTATTACTTCTAAAATATTCAAAAATTTGTAATGTGTCTTTGGCAGCTATAGGATCACCGTAATTGCCACACATATAGATTCTATCTAATTGCTGTATAAATGAAGGTTTAAAAATCTTTTTAATATCATTAATATACAATTCTGTGTTAGGTAATTGTGGATTGTCTTCACCACCGTTTATATTTCTTGCACACATAGGACAGGCAGCATTACAGGAGTCAGTGACTTCAAGATGAACAGTTCTAATGTCTTTATATCTATATAACATTATTCTAAAATCAATTTAACATCTTTAGCGGGACCAATTTTACTGGGTAGATCTCCATATTGGTTTACATAATCTTGTATTACAACTTTATACCAATTTTGGCTATTATGGTATGCTTGTACATTGTATTTATATATGGCATTATTTGTGGCTTCTAACACCGTAAGAGCCCTTGCTGCTTCTTTTTGTAATTCACGTAACTGCATATTTGTTATATCTATCATACTTTGCCTATTAACATTACACGTTTATAACCTTTTAATTGTAGTTCACCTTCATATAATATCTCCTTCATAGGAAATTTTTTCTTCATATGATCTATGCTATGTACACAGTTAATATGTTCAGGAATATCAAATAAATTATTACTTTGAATCACAACTATAGGATCTGTTTCCATATTTTTATTACGTATTTGATGAAACCACTCTTCTGTCATATGTTCAGCACTGGTGTTAATTATTAAATTCGGTAAAAACTTTTCCTTATAAATTTCATTAGTTTTAAAATTTTCAATGTCAAATTCATATCCGTTCTTATGACATGTAAGATTATTGATATCAGCACATATGCTTTTTACTTTATATTCATTTAAATCATTAGCATTAAAAATTTCATCACTAATTCTACAAGCATTTTTATCAAAATCTAAAATCCTCATTTTCCTATAAGTCATTCTGTTAGAATAAATTTGTTTAAACTGCCCAAACCAGCCAGCCATTAATAGCACATTATCAAAATGCTTTTTAATAGGTGTTAATTCTTTAATTAACCAAATTTTACTTTTAATTTGACTTCTACTTAAAGCATCTGTAATAACATTAATATTCTCATTACTTCTTTCGTATGCATGTATTATTCTAAACAATCTATCATTTTCAAAATAATAACGAGCTATACTGGCAAATTCTACCAAAGAATAATTTTTTTCAATCAGATTTATAAAAAAGGTAACACTTTTATTAAAAACCCATTCCTGTGTTTTTAAATTATGTGCTGTGTTAAGCAATTTTTTTAAAGTTGAGTGTGGATTTTCTAATATAATTAGATTAATTAGTTCATGAACAAAATAACTTATATCATATCTACCACAAAACTTGTAATATTCTTCTAACCCATAAAAACAATCTATACTATTTGTTGATTCAGGCATTATTTTCCTCAAATACTTTTTTAAGCCAAGCAAAATCATTTATCATTTTTAACTTATCTAAATCATTTTGATTTTCTAAACCATAAGCTTTACCTAATTTTGCACCCTGTATTGCATACTTACCAAACGGTCTGCTTGCTCCTTTAGTACACCAAACATTTAGCCTATATTCTGATTCGTTACTTTTTTGTCTATCAATAACTTTGCTTGATAACTTACAGCACTCTCTAAAAGCACTTTTCCATGTATTAAACTTGGTAGTATTAAACACAGTGATATTACTTACTATATCAACTGCCTTAAATTTAGAACTGATACTTGTTGTCATATCTGGTTTATTAACGTCCATTTGTTCAGTTAGATCTTTGGGTAAAAGTTTTACCCCACCATTTCCATATTCAAGATCATTTATTGGGTTTATACTCCGCCATACATGTACAACATCGTGATTTTTAGTTCTAAAATCAAATTCAAATGACTCAAGTATATCTGCATCTCCGTCAACTACCCAGAACATATGTGTAAGACAAAGTTTAGCAGCTTCAATGTGTGCTTGATGTATACCCTTTACTCCATGAATCCTTTTAGTTAAAGGAAATTTATTGATAAGTTTTTGATAGTTAACATCTGCGTTAATTTCCTCATAACTTATAAAAACAATATCATACATTATTAATCACCCAATCATTATTCATCCTTGGTGGATTAGTATATAAAACTTTAAAAAACTTACTTTGATCTGGATCCATATATGATGGCCCTGTTAATATTTCTAATTCATCACGCAGATCTTTGCCTAATCTTGAAATTTCAGTTTTTAATTGTTTTTCTTTTTTAGGTACTATTTCATCAAATAAGTTATTCAAATAAGTAAATGTTCTTACATTTGTATAGTCCCAATCACTTAACATGGTCATATGGCATCCGAGCCTTGCTCCATAAATGGCCCATAAACCATTTTCTACATCACTTCCCACATTCATCCATGTTACAAGACGTTGATAATTCTTCCAATGTACCTGTTGATTAAAAGGTTTGTCTAAAGATGGTTTACTACCTTCTAATAAACACATCTTTACACCTTCTCTAAAACCTGCTCTCCATGCTTGTCTTGGACTGGCATTGTTGATTACCCAACTCATCCATGTTTTCATTTGTAGATACTTAATTTCCCAGCAAAAATCAACCTGTGTTCTATCATTAGTTGGCTCTGCATTTTCATGTGTTTTCATATCTAATACAAGTTGAGTTGGCCAATTTTTTATACTTCCATTTCCATATACTAAACCATTTATTACATTTTGTGCAGGAAATGATAATACACAAATATCAAGGTTAGCATGGTCAACTAATTCAATTTCAAGATTTAACAACTCTGGTTTAACAATATTATCACCATCAATAATTGTTAATCTACTTGATTCTGCTAATCTGGCACAGGCTTTATGAGCACTATCACTACCATGTACACCATCCACACGTTTAACCCATGGAAATTTCTTCTTTAGATCAGCATAATTCTTTTCTTTATTAGGCTCATCATAACTTAGATATACAATATCGCATTCGGATAATTTTATTTTTTTACTCATATACTATTCCATAAGATTCAGCATTTTTTTTCACAAGGATAGATTCATTATTTTTATCATATGCATATTCATAATCAAATCCGCATAACATTTGATCACATTGTATGTTGATGACATGCTTTAAAAAATTATAATTTATCTTATCAACTATGTAAAAAGTATAAACATAATCATTAGGTATAACAATAAAAGAATGGCTCTTTATAAATTGCAATGTAGATGAATTTATTCGAACTTGTACAGTTGATTCATTGTTTAATTCTATAAGCTGAAAAAATAATGATGTATTCTTGATAACTCTTTGTTCTAACTTAAAATCATCACCTATTTTTACCCTAAAACTTTGTATAGATTTACCACTTTGTCTAAATTCTGTTACAAAGTCCTCACTTACCTCAATGCATGTACCTATATCTTTCTTATAATTTAATAAATCTGTTATATTACCATCTTGATCAAAGTAAAGATAAAATACATTCTTAGGTAATTGTAATGGCTCAAACCAAAATTCTGTGTTTATCATAATTATCTCTTAAAGTATCTATCACTTGATCTGTTAAAAACTCATCCTCTACGTAATGAAATACACCAGTTTGTTGATTATTTCCAATATACAGCTTTAAATCTTTACTAAAATTAATGGATACATTTTCTGTCCATTCATTAATTATACTCATATCCCATGATTGTATTAGTGGCTTCATATGTGTAAATGATAATATATGCTTATGTTTTATATCCATGAACTTAGTTGCAAGAGCACTGGCCACATCAAGACTTGGATTTTTTTGTGGGAATTTTGGCATATATATTTCTGTAAATTTAGACCAATTTTTAATAATAACTTCTAACCATTTATAAAATTCAAAGCTTTTATTGCTTTTTTTAAAATAGTGTAGTCCAAAATATACATCAGGTAAATCATTATGCTCAAATACTTTTCTATATGGATTGCCACTTAACTTTATCTGTTGTTTTTTATAGTTATAAACTTTATCTGTTAATACAAAATCAAAATCAGTAAGATAATACCAGTAATGATCGTTACTGTTTAATAACAACATATCAGCATCATATACTATATTATATTTAAATGGCGTTGAATAAATTAGTTTCCATCTATTTTCAATTTTCCATACGCTTTTATCACTCAAATCACCCCAAGGTATTTTTACTATATGATCAAATGCATTAAGGTATTCTAATGGTACAGAATCATTAGTCATTAAACAGGTTTTATTATTTTTATTATGTATTTTTATGCTAAGAGCTAAAGAATAAGCCTGTCTTAAATAATTTATATCTGAATTTTGAGCAAATATCAAATGTCCATACTCATTCATTGTGATATCCTTAATAAAGCATGTTTGTTCATTATATGAACATCAAGATTTTTCACAGTAAAAAGAGCTCTATCGCTGTTTATACAGTCAAATATTATTTCTGTATCATTATTAAAAACATCATCCTCATCAGTTGTATAATATAATTTTCCAGGTATATAACTAAATTCATTAACTGTAGCATTAGATAACAATAAATTAATAGCTATACTAAAGGAGTAATCGTTTCTGTACTTAATATCACTAATCTGATAAATTAGTCTATAATATTCCCAATTATTTTTAATAAAATCAACTAACTTAAAAAGTAATCTATTTTGTTCTGTTTTTTTAAAGTAAAAAACGGTAGCCCAAAAAAAAGGTACAGTATAACAGTTTATTGATTCAAACATCTTACTATAAGAATCATGTAGTAAATGAAAACTATCTTTATAAATTAAAAAATCACTGTTTAATTCAAAACATGATAGTAGGTGTTTTGAATTAACCATATAATCAGCATCAATAACTATAGTTTCATCATATGGTGATAAATCATAACATAAGCTTCGAGTAAAATTTAACCATTGTATTTTTTCAAAACCTGACTTACCATCTTTTAACACACGAGATTGATTATAAGTAATATCTTGTCTAATTACGGTATCAAATATTTTATGCTTATCCTTATAATTTTTATCAGTAATAAGCGTAATAGGTAATTTTAAGTATTGTTTAACTCTTTTAGCAGCTATTTCAGCAAGTTTAGTATATTCAAAACCACCATCATGTGCAAAAATTAGTACTCCTCTACTCATTTTGCAAGTAAGCCTTCAATATTTTTTGAATTAGCTATTTTAGTATACTTGTTATAGTATAAATTTGTAGCTTCTACATATGTGGCTAATAGATTCTTATAAAATAACGGTATATCTGTTATATTGCATGGTGTATTGTTATCATCTACAATTACCATTGCTTTTATTTTGCGTTGAATTATGGCGCTGATAAATGCTATACGTTGTTCAGTGGCCTTAAATACACAACCATCATAATAATATAATAAGCTTTGTTCAAACTCTTCATTTAGTATACGTCTTTGACCGGCTAAAGACGTCATAAAATTTGCAATTTTAAATGCTTTTTCAATTTCAATGTCCATATTTCTCTCAAATAGTTGCATCCTCCATACCGGCTGTACGAAGTTTAATTACATTACTTAGTTGCCATTGCTTAACATCAAGTGCTTTTGTGATACCAAGCCATTTATTACGTAGTAAAGCGAATTCATTGATAATTTTTTCCATATCAACTACATCGCTTTCACCTTCTACGTAACGATCACAATCTCTACTACTTAATGCTCTTTGATAACTTTCAAGATATTTACGAAAATGTTGACTTTTTAACTGACGTAACTCAATATTAAGGTATTCAAGAATAGCTTCAATTTCCTGTAACTGATTAAATCTATGTTCCACAATACCGGGCATATTAGCACTGGCTTTCTCAATGTTACCTTTAATCTTAGTATCAATTTTGGCCTCATCAAGCTCATTATTGTAGTAATCTATAGCATCAGGTAATACAGTAATATCATTTATTATCTTAGAATACCACATGATTAATAGTCATCGTCATCATAACTTTCATCATATTCTTCCTCATCAGAATCATCTTCAAGATAATACTCAATAGCAGTATCAAGATCTGAATCTACTCCTAATGCACCTTGTAATACTTTATCTTTAATACCAAAGTCTGCTAATAAATCTATAAAAGACTCTGCTGCTACGCTAATATCCTCTTTACGCAAATATTCCTTGAAGAATAACCATACTTCTCCAATTTGTGTATCATTCATGTTCTACAGTTTCCTCTAAAATGACTTCATCCTTGATTTTGATATTTGGAAAATCTTCCATTATCATATCTAATTTATCATTTTTCCATTCTTTCCTGTAATATAAATGTTCTTGACCTCTGCTGTCAACAAATTTGAGCCTGTTTCCTTGCTGAGTTAAAATACCTTTACTTTCAAACAAATCTACTAATCCACTATAAGGATCCATGCCTGTTTCATATGGAATCTTAACTTGAATATTTTCAAAGGGTTTAGCATAGCGTGTTTTCATAATCTTACAACTACTACGAATACCTTTAACTTGTGTTACCTTGTTACCATCTTCATCTTCTTTTAACTTAAGTTTCTTCATGGCAACTACAATACTTGACGCATAGATAAATCCTTGACCACCACTGATTTTGTCATCTGGATCAAACATATCTTGGCTAGCATATGTATGATTAGTAGCAACAAGTCCTACATTATGACTACCAAACATATTAACACAATTGCGTACTAAACTGGTTAATGCCTTAGGTTTACGCCCCATGTCGCCTTTCATATTACCTGCTTCAAATTGATCTACATCAGTAGGAGTTAGTAACATACCCAAACTATCAATAACAAATAATACTTTTGGCTTAGACTCTTCTGGCATAGCCTTATACTCTTTCATAAACTCACTGATAGTTTTGGCAACATCATCAATCATTGCCATATTAAGTTTAAGAAGTTTTGATTCATCTGTATCTACACCCAATGCCTCAAGCCAAGCCTTATCCAATGCGTTTTCACTATCAATCAATACTGTAAAAATACCCTGTTCTTGAGCATGTTTAATTAGGTTACCGCTACAGATATAACTTTTTCCTGCACCACTTTCACCAGCAAATACAGTGACTTTACCAAGTGGTACACCTTTCTTAAAATCACTACTAATTAAATAGTTCAAAGCATAGTTGCCAGTGCTGACCCAGTCTGTAGGATCATTAAAGCCTACGCCAAGTCCATCAATGCTCTTTGTTAATGTTTTACGAAATTTACTTAAATCGAATGCCTTTGTAGCCATACAAATCTCCCAATAGGTGACTCGAGCACTAGGCCCGAGTCATATAATTATTACTGCTTATTACGATTGCGAATCATTGACAAAATGTCATTAGCACGACTTTCTGTGCTCTTTGATTCATCTGTAGTTTTAGTTACAGCTTTTAATGCTGCTTTAGGTTGTGCTTTTGGTGCATCTTCCTCATCGTGGTCTTCAACTACTGTGTCACTATTACGACCAGTGGCCATTGGATCACCAGTACGAGCACTGGCACCACTGGGCTTGTAATATTGACCCCAACGATCCATATCAAATGCTTCACCATCTACACTGGCTTCAAACATTTCTTTGATAACCTTGAGTTCAACTTCAGTGGGCTTCTTGGGAAGGAAATCTTTAAGATTAAATAGGCCATGCTCTTTTAATGCTGCCTGTTCCCGCTCGCTTAATGGACGACTGCGGCGGCTCCATTTGCTGGTACCATAATCCGCATAACCACCTTTGCTTGATTTGATAAGTTTAAAATCTACACCATTTACTACATCAGTGGGTAGATCTTCCATCTCTGGATCCATCAAAGCACCTTTGATAAGGGTAAAGATTTGAGGACCGATAATGAACCTACGGATAGGATTTTCTGGAAGTGTATCTTCCTTAAGACCATCTTCTACTACAAAGCCTTGGAACAAGTAGCTACGCTTCTTCCAATACTTACGACCCATTGATTCAAGATTGGGATCCTTAAACCA